CCAGATATCCCAAAAGAAATATTGGGAGCTGTTCAGAAATTGTCAGATGAGTTTACGGCAACGGGATTATATAATTAAACGAGGAAAAGAGATGAAAATTGACGTAGAAGTAGAAGAATATTTTGAACTGATAAATGCAAAGGTAATGTATTATGCAATTGCTAAGGCGATCTATGCGGCTTTTTCACCTGACCCCCAATTAGAACAAGTAGGAAATGAAATGCTATATCGCATCTATGAATATGTGATAAAACCAGAGATTGAAAAGGCTAAGTAAGTTGACAATCTCCCCAACTAAACTATAATAATTATGAGTAGGACTCTATTGATTTGCTGATCTTTCTATCTGTTTACAGCAGCGGATATCATCTGGTATCCGCTTTTTATTTGGAAACAATACTTTTAATGATAAATCAAGAATTTTAGGCAGAAATAATAGGTTTATAAAAGGAAAATGATAGATTTTAAGTGGACAAAGAAACGGGAGCAAGCTGCAATTTTTTTGTCTCTTGGATATACAAATCTAGAGGCGGCAGAAAAGGCAGGGGTATCAGAGGGTACGATTTATCGGTGGAAAAATGTCCCCCAATTCGCCGAAGAAGTTGACCGCCTTTCTCTTATGACTGATATTGCAGGGAGGGCAAAGCGCCTAAGAATAGCAAAGCGCATAATTCGAGATAAACAAAATGCATCTGAAAAGGATTTATTGGATTGGCTAAAATATGCTCAAGGAGAAACTGATGGTATCAGACTCGACCTTGCCGCCCTCATTGAAGCTGCGTCATCTGTGGCCGACAGCGGACAAAGTGGAGTTCGTGAAAGTGAGCCGCAGGAAAACGGCGAAGATACCCCCACTGAATTGGCGTGAACGCCTCCCTCTGATCTACCCCAACCAGTTCAATAAGGCGTTCTCCCCCTACCATGCCGATTTCTGGGAGTGGGTTGATAATCTCGGCCCAGAAATGCCCCCTCCATTTATCGGTATCTGGCCGCGTGGCAGCGGAAAATCAACCGATGCAGAGGCGGGCGGGGTAGAAATCGGCGCGCAGAAGAAGCGCAATTACTGTTGGTATGTGCGCGAGACCCAGGATCAGGCAGACAAATCGGTTTTCAATATCAACCAATTATTAGAGAGTGGGACCATTGAGCAGTATTACCCCTTGATGTCCCAAAGAGCCTTATCTAAATATGGCAAGCCCAAGGGCTGGCGGCGCAATCGTTTGGTAACTGCCGGAGGTTATACTGTAGATGCTATGGGATTGGACACAGCTTTACGTGGTATCAAGGTAGAGGAGAACCGTCCCGATCTCATTATCTTAGATGATGTGGACAGCAGGCATGATACGATTGTGACCACTACTAAAAAGGAACAGATAATCACAGATAGTATCTTGCCTGCTGGCGCTTCTAATGTGGCGGTTCTGGCTATTCAAAACCTGATGTTGCCAGATGGTGTTTTCTCACGACTTGTGGATGGGCGCGCCGATTTTCTGAGAAATAGAGTTGTAAGCGGCCCCCATCCGGCTGTAAAAAATCTTGCATATACTCAGAAAGACGGAAAATTTGTTGTAACTGGTGGTGAGCCAACCTGGCCAGAGGGACAGGGATTGAATATCGTACAAGACCAAATCAATCTATGGGGCATCTCTGCTTTCCTGCGGGAAGCACAGCATGAGGTAGAAAAGACCGGGGGGATGTATGACCATATCGAATTCCAACAGGTGAAATGGGATGAAATCCCCGAACTCGTTAGAACCTGTGTTTGGGTAGATCCTGCCGTGACCAGCACGGACCAGAGCGACAGCATGGGTATCCAGGCTGATATGCTGGGCGTGGATGATATCATTTATAGATTGTTCTCATGGGAAGCGATCACTTCCCCGGAAGATGCGCTCAAGCGCGCTATCAGAAAGGCTATTGAGTTAGGCAGCAATACGGTAGGCGTGGAGACCGACCAGGGCGGGGACACCTGGAAGTCGGTCTATGCCAGGGCATTGGAGGAGGTCAAGCGTGAGATGAAAGAGGAATTATCCGAAGAAGCCTATAATAATATTGTCTGGCCGGTGTTCCGTTCTGCAAAGGCTGGTGCCGGTCATGGATCGAAAGCACACCGCGGGCAATTGATGCTTGCGGATTATGAGCGTGGTAAAATCAAGCATGTTATTGGAACGCATACAGTACTTGAGAAAGCCCTGCGCAGATTCCCCAATAAACCCCTTGACCTGGCCGATGCCGGGTATTGGAGCTGGGCCGATCTGCGCAATCGGGTTTCCGCCGAGGACTTGTATGCGTTTATATAGGTGGTACTATGAATATATTTGAAAGAGCAGCATGGACAGCAGGAAGAATGAAATTGATGTACCAGAAGGCGGTATATGGGGAGCTGCCCCATTGGTTATCGCAGACCGCAGATATAGAGCGCAGCCATGTACCCAACCTGGCGACACAGCAGAACCAAGCGAACCTCTACACTAAACTATCCTGGGTATCGATAGCTGTGCAGCATGTCTCAAGGCAGGCGGCAGGCACTACGCTGAACGTCAAGCAGATGGTAGGCGAGGAGACCGAGGACATCCAGAACCACCCCTTTGAGATGTTATTGAGACGGCCTAATCCCGCTCAGTCCAGGGTAGAGTTCTTGGAGACATTCTTTAGCTACTATAAACTGACCGGGAATTCTTATGTCTGGTTGGGTAAGGTCAACGAGGATGCCCCACCTATAGAAATGTGGACAATTCCCTCTTACCGTATCCGCCCAGTGACGGATGGGCAATTATATATCAAGGAATATATGTATGATCCGGGGGATGGTAAAGAAGAACCCATTGAACCCTGGAGAATATTCCACATGAAAACTTTCAATCCCAATGATAGATTTGTTGGGCTATCCCCCATCGAAGCATTGGCTAAAGTTGCAGTAGGCGACCTCTCGATGCAGGATTGGAACACGAATTTCTTCGGTGAGAACAATGCCAAGATGCCCGGTATTCTGGCATTCGCCGATTCGATTGACGATCCTATCTGGGATAAGATGCAGAAAGATATCAAGGACCAGCAAGGCGGCACGAAGCGCAATCTAATGATGCTGCGCAACACCGGACAGGGCGGCGTGAATTGGGTAGCAACGGCGATGTCTCAATCCGATATGCAGTTCCTTGATGGCCGCCAGTTCAACAAAGAGGAGATCTTTGCGATGTTCGCCCCTGGCCTGTCCTCCTGGCTGGATATCAATAGCACCGAGGCCAACAGCAAGACGGGGCGTGACAGCTTCTATGAGCTGGGCGTGTGGCCGATGCACACCGCATTAGCCGAGAAGATCACCAATGATATCCTTCCTTCCTATGGCGATAACCTGATGTGCGAGTTTGACGATGTGCGCCCTGTTGACCGCGAGTTGAAGCTGCGGGAGCAGGAAGGATTTGAGAGAACGCATACCATTGAGGAAACCCGCAAGGAATGGTATGGCGATGACCCTCTGGGCGATGAGCGTGACCAGCAAATTGCTTTACAAAAACAACAGCAGGCCAGCGGAATCGGGGCTATAATGGAGGCAAAGGCGCATGAGCGCGAGCAGTTCAGGTCTTTTGCCAAGCGGCGCATCAGTGAGAATAATATCGATGACATTTACAAATTCAAGTTTCACCACCTGGATATCTTAGAACAGGAAGCGGTAAAAGCCGAGTTCTCATTGGCAGGAGAGAAGTACTTAGCTGATCAGTTGATGAAAGCGATTGATGCTGTGAGAGGATAAAAGATGCTAACCGAAAAAGAAATAGACCAATTTATCTTAGATGTTGGACTTGATGATTATGTGGGCGTTTATAATTCTGCTATTGAAATAGATAGCTATAGGATTCCAGAAAAAGACCATTTGCAAGATGGCGGATATTATGTTTTTGGAAAAGTAATTGAGAAGGCAAGAAAAGATGGCTACCGTCAAGGTCTACTGAAAGCGGCGGAGGTGGCGGAGAAAAAACTGGTACGGAAAGGGCGTTTAATTGGGGCTATTGAAATTGAACTGATTGCCGAACTCCGCCAGATGGCAGAGGAGAATGATGTTAAATAAATTCTATAACTGGCTTGTATTTAGCGATTGGCATTATCTATGGATAGACGACGGCCGCGTACTTGCATGGATAGAGATAATCAAAGAAGAATTGGAAAGAGTTACTGAGATTTGGTTAAGTGGTATTCGTAGGAGATAAATGGACACCCACCAAGCGATTAACGCCGTCTACGACTACCTGACCGCAAAAGGCGTTGAGTTCCCCGAATACTATAAACGCCGTGACCCCAAAGAACCGGGAAGGGTAGAAAAGGAAAAAGCAGAGGATAAACTGGCGAAACTTGTACGCCGTTTATTCGCCGCACAGAAAGAAAGCGTTAAAGCCTGGCTTGAGGAGCAGTACCCCGGCAGGAAGTTCGCACAGACCATCCCCGCAGATATCCTAAAGAATGATGACATCGAGGCGCTGATATTCAAGATATTATTCGGTCTCATAGAAGCAGGCGCAGCCCTATCTCTCGGCACTCTCCCCTCTATTGTAGACCTGGACAGCGTATTGGCTAAGACAATTGAGTGGGTGCAGTCCTATGGCTACGACCTGGTAAAAGGTATCAATGACACCACGCTCCAGGGAATTAGGAACGCGCTGGATGCTTTTACTTCTACTCCCGGAATGACTATCGGTGACGTTATCGAGATGATGCCATTCGGGCCTGTCAGGGCGCAGATGGTTGCAGTAACAGAGATAACCCGCGCCTATGCCGAGGGCGATGCAAGGGTAGCCGAACAGTTGATGCTGGATTATCCTGATTTGCGGGTGGTCAAAACATGGTACACTAATAACGATGACCTTGCCAGAAAATGCCCTGTTTGTTGGCCTGCTCATGAGCAAACAGTTTTAGCAAATAGAGCCTTTCGAAATGGTTTTGATTCCCCGCCTGGACATCCTAACTGTAGATGCTGGAGAGCTACGCGGGTGGATATATTGGGAAGTGAGATAGAATGACTAAATATAAATTAATACATGATGGTCAAAAACTAAGAGATATTCAAGCAGAGGACATAAGCCCAACTTATCCCATAGGTTATGGCACTGTTCAGGAATGGGCTGCGTCTTTATCTAGTTGGCATTTATTTGATGATTTGTTGCCAAATGAATTAACATTCGATACATGCGAACGAACCATTCCTGAATGGTGGAAACAAGATGACCATTGACATCAAAGTCGAAGGCTTAGACAAACTAGAAAAAGCCCTCGAACGCTTTCCCAAAAAGATAGATAAGAACCTCAAGCAGGCCGGGAAAGATGCGGCCGAGGAAATCCTGGACACTCAGGGCTTGCGCCGCTACCCGCCCGCTACTGCCGCCAACCTACCGCCTGCGCCGTACTACCAACGCGGCAGCGGCACGATCTATGCCAGCGGAAAGAGCAGCGGGACATCTGAGAACTACGGCAAGAAGTGGAACGTGGAAGCACAGAGATACACGACCAGGATAAGCAACTCGGCCAGCTATGCGCCTTACCTTGCTGGGGAGCAACAGGCAAGGGCTATGCAGAGATTGGGTTGGCGCAAGATATTTGATGTGGCTAAAGAAAAGATGAGCAGGATAACCAGGATATTCCAGAAGTGGATCGATTATACGATAAGGGAGTTGGGATTGTGAGTGATACCAAAGTAACCTGCCCTGACTGCGGCCAAGAAAGCCCCATGCCGGTAGACGGTCTCCCAGATGGCTACTACACTGAGATATGTGTCAACTGCCTGGGGACTATCCCTTATGATATTATCAACGGCGTAATTATGCCCTGGTCACCGCCCAAGAATGTGAATGTGCAATGGAAAGGGGCGGGAGAGCCGGGAGGAAGTTAGAGAGATGTATAAATGCGAATGGTGTGGCGATAGTTTTCAGGGAGAAATAAATAAATATGGCGAGTGTAAGGGGTGTGGAAACAAAGTAGAAAAGGCAATAGGTATATTATTTGGTAAACCAATATTCTCCAGCGAATATACCCAAAATGAAATCAATAGATTATTAGGATGTGAGTATATATTGGGCGT